CTCAAAATCATTATCTGCAGAGTCTTTCATATTATGCACTATCTATTAATGTTGTTATAGTTGTAGTGAAACCATAATCACTATCAGGGCTTACACCAAACGGATCTGGAACAACTCTAACACGTTCAGTTAAGACGTCTGAATCGTTCATACCAATGCTCATTTGTCCAAGATTAATGTCAACTTGACGAATAATCTCACCAGTGTTAATTGGACCGTAGAAGTTAATTTTCATTTCAAAGTCAAGAGTATATATGATTGATCTACGGGCTTCTAAAGCTCCTTCGTAATCATCAGTAAATGTTACACTCTGCAATATGATTGGAACATCTTCAATGATTGTTGGATATTCATCAACCGGTTTAATTGTCAGTGTGTATTGTGGATTAAAAAATGGAATGATTTGTTCAACAACTTGCAACGCATCATCTTGGGTTTTAGTATAAATGTTTAATTGAAAACTGACAATGTATGGTGTAGGAGCATAAAATTTTGTTTTTAGAATATTTGATGTTGAAACACTATACTTATTCACCTTTGATAACTGTCTTGTAGGGTCATAACTTAAAGATAAAATTTCAAAAGACATTCTTGGTAGTTTGATAGCCACTTTTGAATCTGTATCTAAATTTGGATTTTCTAATAATCGTTCAAGATACTTACTTTTAGGTGCATAAGATAAAGGAACCTTGACGGTACTGTAACCAGTACCGTCTGCAGCTTTGCGTAAAATGTAAATGTTGTTGAAAATTGATCCAAACAATGCAACACATTTTCTAATTCTTTTGTGGTAAAAATATGTGCCAAACATTATGGAGTCTCCAAGTCGCCAAACGGATTTACTTCAGTAAAATCAACAAAAATATCAGCCAAGTCAGCAAAATCTTGATTTTGATTTCCAGGGTCATTCAATGTTTCATTAACAACTGTAACAGTTCTACGCAGAGTATTGCCATCACTATCCAATGAAGTGACTTGCAATGTTGTAAACTCGTGATACAGACCATCACTTGCGCCGATATGAGCAAGTGATATTACATTACTAGAGTCGTTGTAATCAACAATTTCACCAGATATAATTACGCCGCCTGACAAGGTTTGACTAATTGTGTTACCAATTATAAATCCTTTAGCACTAGAATCTTGCAACGTCAAGTTAACATTGTAACCAGTTTGTTCAATACTATCGATTGTTTCAATATTAGTGTCAAGCTTCTCATCATTGTATTCAAATTTCTCGCAACGTAACTTATATGTTGGGAGATTACTCAATTGGTAAAACGGTTGTTCGTGTTCAACATGCATAATCTCAAACAATGTGTTACTGAGAGTTAGGTATATTAGATCACCTTCGCGCGGGCGAACTGAGTTAATATCATTGTCATATCTCTTAACGGTCTGATCCCAACGTCTACGAGATACTATGAATGTTGCTTGGTCTCTCAGTTCGACACCAAACTTTGTCATCAAGTCACCCTCACCATCAAACCCATTAACGTTTTCAATATACATTTCAATCTTGTACGCTGAGTTGAATCTTGATGGAACATCATCATTAAAAAGTAAGCTTCTGTTAACAATGTCACGAGGAAGATAATAAACGTCTTGACCGTACATCTTCAATGACTCGATGACAATGTCTTCGTAGATCCCTTGTTCAGATTTTACTTTTTGGTTAAAATAGATGTTAGTCGCCATTAAACTTTCCTTATTGACCCATCGTGTTGAACATGATAGGCTTCAAAACTAATGTCTTTATAGTGCTTTTGCAAAGACTTAAACATAGTAATGTTTGATATGGCGTCATCAAAAAACCGTACTCTTGAATATTTACCACTTTTAAGATATTTGTGAAACAAAAACCTTTTATTCTTAGCACTTGAGTTTCCACCACCAAGGTTACCAGCACGTTCTATGTAAACACCACTAAGGTCAATACCATGATCTTTGAATGTCTGCAGAAAAACTTTCTTATTATCAAAGTCAGCTCTTGCAGTCATAATAATAACTCTTGACCCAACCTTATTAGCATTAGTTATAATTGTTTTTGCTTTGTTAACCATTTTTGTAATTGGTTTAGATGTTTTTCTAAAGTTCTCTGCATCTTTAAACTGTCCAAAATCATAAGACTCGCCAGCCTTTAATTTGTATGAGTTATAATCTTGATTTGTTAAAGATCTAACTTCTTTACCATCCTTTATTACTTTAATTAAAGCATAGGTGCGGAATAACGTATCGTCAATATCAAATACTGTCAATCCAACTCCATCCTTAGCTTCTGAAATAAAAGACTTAAAAGATTCCATGTATTTTAACCCACAAAGAAATCAATAGGCATCTCGGCTTCAAGTCGCATAGCATCCTTCAGTTCTGTGATCTCTCTTGTTGCATCTTCATAGAACTGTCGGCCGTTTAAGGTGACACCCCCTGGAAGTTGCATGCCTTCAAACTTCATTAAATTCATACCCCACTGTTGTTTAATTAAAGCGGTTGTGTAGTCTTTAATGAATTTGTCATTGTATATTGCTGTTGCAGCATCTGGAGAGATGATTTGATAGACTTCAGCGACAATGTAATCACCAGCTTTAATATCCCCATCAACGAAATCGCCCCAAATGTATAGGCGGTTCTGGCGCCGCGAGAAACTAATCTGTGGAGTACCACTAACTAACATATCAAGAGTTGATAGGTACTGTTGCATTTGATCGTAATAGGATAAATCACCAATGTATGAGTACATACTAGCTATATCACTCAAAGCCATTTGATACTTAATATCAAAAAAGTTCCGTGATGCCACCATGCCCGAAGCAATTGGAAATAATTTTGCAACATAGTTGATTGATGAATCAATAGTGATGTATCCATTTGTAACATCTGTTGATGTTATGAGATGTCTTAAATACGTTCTAATCGTTCCATCAGAATGGTAATCTCTATAAACCTGTAAGGTATCATCAACCTTATCTTCAATCTGATCAGGGTCAACGTTGACTTCAATCACTGGCGCGCCTAATCGACGCAGGCAATAATCTATGAGGCTTTGTCTTGACGATGGAGATGCCATGTTATTTTCCTATACTATTTCTAGTATTTATAGTTATGTACTAGGGCTGTAAATTGTCTTGAGTACAGTTCCCGCCGAGTTGGCTATAGTTAGAGATGTAGCGGAGCTGAAGTCGGCCGATACAATTGTATTGTTTGCAATCATTGTAGAAGTAACAGTACCAGTATCACCTGTTGTGACCAATGTGCCTGTTGTAGCGGGGATAGTTATTGATGTTGTTCCCGCTGTTGCGGTAGGTGTTACAGTAATTGTCCCTGATGTAGAACCAGGCATCGCGATGGAAGTAATACCTGTTAATCCAAGGTTAGCTGTAGTTCTGTTTAATGCAACCGAAGTTGTACCAATAAAGAGCGACGAGTTACCTAACACACCTGATGGTATGGTTCCTGATAAGTTACCAGCAGTTAAATTTGTTAAGTTTGCACCAGATACTGCACCAAACAATCCGCTCCAAGTACCACTAGTAACTGTACCAACAGTTGTTGCAGCGGCACTATTTACTGCAGCAGTTGTTACAAGTTCCGTTTTAGCATTTGCTAATGTTTTTGGTGCAATGTTTCCACCAGTAGTTTCTACGTAGTAATGTGTTGCAGTGGTTGCAGTATCTGCAACACCTGCAACTGTGACTGTTGGACTAGCGATAGCAGTAGTACCGCCAGCTGCAACACCAATGTTGATATTGGTGGTCGAACTTGCTGCTCCACCTGTACCTAAGTTAATTGTCTTAGTTGTTGATGCAGCAACAGCACCAGTTGAAATATTAGTTGTACTTGCTGCAGTGCTGTCATAACCCAAGTTAAGTGTGGTTGTTGCACCAAATGCATTTACGGTTGTTGCTGTTGTATCAATAAGCCCAAATGTCGCACTACCCGTTGTTAGACTAGTTGAGAGGATAGTCCCAGCACTAAAGTTGCCACTTGCATCGCGAGCCACAATAGCACTTGCAGTGTTTGCATCGGTAGCGGTAGTCGCAGTGTTTGGAATATTTGATAGAGTGTTGCTAGCACCACTAATTGTTTTATTGGTAAGTGTTGCTGTATTTGCTTCCGTAACAAGTGTTCCAGTGACAGCGGGAAGAGTTATTGTATTTGACCCTGCAACTGAAGTAGCCAACACATTAATTGCACCAGATGCGGCCCCAGTAAACGATGCCCCTGAAGAACCAATAATTGGTGCGGTCAATGTCTTATTTGTGATTGTCTGAGTAGCAGTTTCTGTAACAAAGTTATCGCCAGACAACGCAGTATTAAACTCTGCAACACTGCCGATAAGAGTATTGTTTGTAAGATTAAAAGTCTTGTTTGTTAGTGTTTGAGTCTTGGTTAGAGCAACAACAACAGATGAGTCAATTGCAAACCTATGATTGGCCCCCTCTGGAGTCGACAAGTTAGTTATAATTATACCAGATCCAGCTAAGGCACTCTCAATATAATCTCCAATAGTGTTCGTTCCAAGAATTGGGTTTACCGAAGCCCCAATAATTTGAACAACTTCATTTGAATCAAATGTGCTGAATGATGTATTCAGAAAGCTGCTAAGTAGTTTCGCCATTAGTTACTCCATTAAGCCTGAGCTTCTGACCATCTTAACAAAATGTGACCATTCCCAGAACCAGCAGTCATTCTAACATTCACCGCTAGAATGTCTGATCCGTCTGGATACTTGAAATCACCACCCAAAGGTGCACCTACCAATTCTTTTAGTGCGCTTAAATCTAATTCAGCCTGCACAGATCCGTCTGTTGATGATGGTGCGGTAAACGCAAAAATTTGCTCGCCTGGCAGTGCAAATGTTGTAACCCCACTCCAAGTTACAGATGTTGCAACTTGGGCAAAACTAGGTTGACCACCTACAGTCTCGGCATTTAAAGATGACCATGTCGCGTCGACAAAGTTCTTAGGATTTAACACCCCCTCAACGACAAGTGCTCCCGACGAAGTACCACCAGAACAAGCAGTAGATAGAGTCTGTAACAATAGCTGAGATCTATTGAGAAGATCCTTTGCACCAAGACGGCCCACTAGACTGTTATCGACCGAAGGTGCAAGACGTAGAAGGAACGCTGTCTTGGTTCCAGTGGTTAAAGAAAAGCTAGTTCTCTGATAGTTAAACAAGTATCCACGGTCAGTTGTAAACCCACCATCAATAATTAAGGCCGAACCCCAGTGACTTAAAGTTGGTGAACAAGTGTTACTAACAAGAATAATTCCAACATTATTTGCATGGACGGCCGCAGTTCCAGCAGTCAAATTGTTTGTTGTTCCTTGCTGATACTGTGTTAGAGTTGCTGCACGTGTGCAACCTGTAAGGTTGCCAGCTCCAGTACTAGCACTTTTAGCAGTATAACTAATAAACTCATTGTCAATATAAATCACACCAGCGTCTGGAAAATAGTCAAGCTCTGCTATTGGAACAGTAGTTTGGATAGCGGTCATAGCGCCAGTCAAATAGGTTACTGGAGCGTCATTTTCAATTGAATAACGAACAGGTAAGTTACCCGATCTCATATACGCTTCTCTATTAACGTTGTTGTTTTTCATGCGGTGGCAGTAGACCCAGTTACCATTTGGACCACGAACCATGAAGTCCACAAACCCCGCGCCATACCACGAATACTGCATACCAATCATTTGCATTTTATTAAGATCTAAGGTGAATCCACTTGGACCTGTACCATCGCAAGGATCCAAATTCCATTTTGCTTGTGGAATTTTTAGATCTCTAATAACGTTACCTTTGATACCACTAGCTGTAATTCCACGATAGTCAGGAGTTACATACATGCTTGTATTACTAACAACCTGAGTTACAAAGTGAGTCATACCACGAAGAACAATTCTATCACCAGCTCTTAACTGTTCAGTAAATCGTGTGTTAGTTCCCGTAACCGCGTTTGAATCCAGTGTAACACCTATGCTTCCTGATATTTGCAGTGTTGAATTTCGGCGGCAAACAAACAATCCAGAAGACCCATCACATTCAAAAAACAAACCATTCTGTTCATCAAACATTCCAGCGCGAACCGCAGCCCCATCCCAATATGTTACCGACATATATGGTTCAAGACCCAAAACCGCATTTGTTGCACCCAAAGTAGCTGTAGATGTTACTGTAAACGAATAATCGTCTACAATAGATGCTACTGTATAACTACCATTATAACCGCTTGTTGTGATTCCAGCAAGTAGAATAGTAGCTCCAACTTGTAGCCCGTGATCAATGTCATCTGTTACAACCGTAATTGTAGAACCTATAATTGTACCAGATGAAGTTACAGCTTGCAAGTCATAGTTTGGTTTAAACAAAGTACCAGAAGACCACATAAAGCCTTTACCAGATTGGTATCTAAAGTACTTTTTACTTTGACGAACAACAGTCGCGGCATATGTCGGTGTTTTTGTTTGTAGAATAACACCTCCATCTTGTGATCTATGAATTAATGAAGCGTTGGATAAAGCATATAGAGTTACGCTTGAGGGTGATGTTACAGCCGCACTACTTCTTGCAAGATACGTCAAGGACGTTAGAGATGGTGTACTCAATATGACAAATGGTCCAGATGCTAACGTAGCGTTAGTGCCCGATGCAACCACTGTGTGAATTGATGTGCCTGCGATCAAACCGTGAGGGTTAGTAAAGTTTAAAGTAATAGTAGATGGGTTAGATCCATTACTTGTTGCTGATGCTACGGGAATAGATGCACTTGCATAAAAAGCGCCGCGCTTAACTAATGTTTCATCAGTCAATAGAGATTGAGCATTTGCCGTTCCAACAAGACCCCGTGCGAAGTACGTTATGGTTGTGGACGATGGTGCTGCTAATACAACAAAGCTTCCATCAGCACGACTGAATCCAGCCCGTGAGCGATCTAATCCAGTTACATTAACGACACTTCCCGCGACCAATTCGTGATTTGCTGAGAATGTGACTGTGATGACACTATTGGTAGCACTTGTTGTGTTAAAGTCTGTCGTTATAGCAGTAGTGGTGAAGTCAACACCTGGAAGTTCATATGTAGACGGATAACCTTTAACAGTTCCATACCCAGTCCACTTTGTTGGCTGTAGACCGTATTCAAAGTCAGCGTCAATCATTGATTCAGGTTGTGATACACGCATACGTTCAATAGCATCAGTTCCAAACGCATATGGGCGAACTATTGTTCCAATTTCTTCTGTTTGTTCTGCAAAGATCTGTATCTTATCAGATGCTGACATTGAAGCTGTGCTAACAGCAAGTGTGATGGTCGTATAACCATCGTGCATCTGCGTCACATATGGAAAATATGTTGCATCATCTCCAGCGGTGAACGTTGCAACGGTTCCAGCAAAAGCTGGATCAGAGAAGTTATAGATGATTATATTATCAGTTGTGTTGGTTATTAACAACAACTTGTCAATCGTATAACGACCAGGGACCTTAATAGTGCCTACGTTTGCGTTTCCTGGAGTAAAAACATAATCTTTAATTAGTTGCTTAGCCATTGTAATTCCCTATTATGATAATGCTATAGCAAGGCCAGCTATAAGCGAAGTAGATGCTGATTCGCCTTGAGGGCCAGCAGGACCAGTAGCACCGACAGGACCTTCAGGACCAACAGATGCAAAGATGTGCCAAGTGCTGTTGCCGTAAATAAGTTCAACCTTAATCTGACCTATGTCAAGAACAAAATCAGAATCAAATCCTTCAATTGTGCTACCGTTCTTTAATACGTTTAGATTGTTGGTTGCCCAGTTATTTATATCGTAGATTGCAACATTGTCACCTACAGTGGGACCTGCTGGTAGTGTAATACTAAATGATCCGCCGCCTGTGTTAGCTAGAATCTTATCGCCGCTGACTGCAGTATAGTTGGATGTCTTTACAAGAAAGTTTTTATTGAACGCCTTTGCATCCGAATCGAATCCAAAATACTTACCCTTGAGTGTTCCAATGTTGAGAGTTGATAGTTGCCAACCAGTTCCACCAACATCAATTGTTACAGGGGGATTACTATCGTTGAGAGTATTTTGTACAAGATTATTGAACAGATAATATTCGCTGTTTGTAGCATCCCTAATCAGACCCGTAAACCTTGCTGTAACACCGCTGTCTACCGAATATTGACCTATCAGGCCGATGTCAACAACATTCGCAGTGTTGCTATCTGCAACACGAATAAACGGAGTAGTAACAGATAGAGAAGATGTACTAGTAATTGTCTGTGTACCAAACACAAACAGGTTACCATCGATGACTACGTTATTGGATACGCTCAGACCACTAAACTGCACAGAGTCTGTCGTGCCTACAGCCTGAGGTAGTGAAAACACACCCGATGGAGAATCATAATTAATACCATTGCCGGCAGAAACAGCTTGTCTGACGTTTGCCGTAGTGGGCCCCGTATAACTAATAACACCTGTAGTATTAGAGTATGAAATACTACCAAAACCGCTGACATTAGAATGACTTATTGCTTTTTTAGCGTCTGAGTCTGCTCGAACAGTTGTGTAGTACTTATTTGAACCTTCTGTCAAATTGCTAGTAGATTTTGAACCAAAGTCAGAGTCAAACCGTACTTTTGTATAGTACTTGTTAGTACCTTCTGTCAAGTTAGTGGTGAGTTTAGTTCCAAAGTCAGAGTTAAAACCAAGATACTTACCAGTTATAGTACCTCCACTTAGAACAGTGGATGAATATATCTCGTTTGCATAGATGTTATTCTGTGTACCAATACCACCAACAAGAACAAGCGCACCAGTAGTTTTGCTGTTTGCGCTGGTAGATGAAGGTATGCTGGCGTTTCCATTACTATCAACTTTGAATAGTAATGTTCCACCACTTAAGTTAACAGGGGCAGCACCTAGATTATTTCTGATCTCAAAGTCTGTGTTACTAAACTGAGATCCTATTACAAGTCTATTACGTAGGATAGTTCCAGCTGTTCCAATAACATTAAAAAAGTGCCCGTCTCGGCCAAGACCAATAACAACCGAAGAGTCCGCTAATCCTTTTGTGCCAAATAGATATGATGTCTGAGTAGAATCGCCAAGATCAGAATCTACGTTTATAGACAGACCATACGTTTGATTGTGGAATACGTTTGAATCTAAAGAGAATGATGTTGTTATTATAGGTGTTGTTAAAGTTGGAGTTGTACCAAATACTAATGCACCCGAACCAGTTTCGTCACTAATTACGTTTTTTAATTGCAAACTAGTAGTTGCTGCAAATTGTGCAAGTGTGCTACCTGTGTAAGCAACTGTACCACCAGTTCCAAACGCAACAGATGATGAATCTGTACCAGTAAATGTTAATGTATTGCTCGCTGTTAGTGTTTTTCCATTAGCGATAGTTAAAGTAGAACCAGTGGCAGGGGCTGTTAAGGTTACTTTGTTAATAGTTGTTGCCGAGGCGATACCAAGAGTTGGGGTAGTTAATGTTGGGCTTGTGGCAAATACTAATGCGCCTGAACCAGTTTCATCAGATATAACACCAGCTAATTCTGCAGAAGTGGTAGCTGCATGAACAGATAATTTGTCAGCTGTATAAACAACTGTACCACCAGTTCCAAATGCAACTGATGTGCCATCTGTACCAGTAAATGTTAGTGTATTGCTCGCCGTTAATGTTTTACCATCTGCAATTGTTAATGTAGATCCAGTAGCAGGTGCGGTCAATGCTACTTTGTTAATGCTTGTTGCAGATGCAACACCAAGTACAGGAGTAGTTAATGCTGGACTTGTGGCAAATACCAATGCACCAGAACCAGTTTCATCGCTAATAACACCCAATAATTCGGATGATGTAGTTGCCGCAAAAGCTGATAGTTTATTTGACGTGGTTGCTAAAGTACCAGTAGTCGGCAGAGTTATGTCTGTATTAGCAGTAGTTGTAACACCAAGTGTATGTGCACCAGTATGAGTAAAGCTACCACCAAGAGTAATAGTTTTACCTGTATTTGCTACCCCAGTGCCACCATACTGACCAGCAATTGCAGTACCATTCCACGTACCACTTGTAATAGTCCCAACTGTAGTTGCCGCAGCCGCATTAACAGTGGCGGTTGTGACAGGAACTTGTCTTGCTTGAACATATGCCGAATCAATAAGATCAATTGCTTCTGCTGAATCTAAGAACAGAGAACGATTTAAACGTGCATTAACATATGCAGAGTCAATCATCAGTATAATATCAGCTGAATCTATTCCAGCGCCAAACGACTGTCGTGCTTGAATATACGCAGAGTCAATTAAATCAATAGTCTTTGCGGAATCAAGATAACGTAGCTGTAGGAATTGAATATAAGCAGAATCAACAATATTTGTAATATCGGATTCAGATCTAGCAAACGTGTAATATCGGTTAATACTACCTTCACCTAAACTGTCAGTTGTTCTTGAAGTAAACTCTTGGTCAAATAACACCCTATTAAGACCATCGACCTGATCCGAATCAATAATAAGACCTTTTACGATATTAGAAGCTGACTTCCAATATAGTTTTCCATCTTCATAATTTATTGCTAACTCACCGTAGGCCAACTGAGAAGAATCAGGAACCCTGCCAATAACGGAAGATCGCTTTAGTTTAACAGTAGGATAAGCCATTAAGTTTTCCTTAATAAAGGATTAGACTAAGTGTAAAAACACTAATTATTTTTAGTTAGTATGTTCCGCCATCAATGACAGATATTGTTGCAAAACCACTTGTTACAGTAAATTGAGCAGAGTCAAAGTTTGCAACACCAGGGTTGGTATATGTAGCCAATTCTGCAGCTACAGTTAAAGTGTTTGATCCATCTACATATGTGAGATCAATACCTTCACCAGCTAGGAGGAAATTGTTAACAAGGTGATCTTCAATAACTTCTCTTAGGCCAGTGCCATTCAATTGAATAGCGCTGTCTAGTGTAGCAAATCCAATGTCGAGTGGCTTATTGAAGTCCCAACGGTCTGTTACACCATCGTAAAGAATTGTTGCTTTAGTACCAGAATAAAGTGCACCACCAATAGTTAGTCCAGCGCCATCCGCAGCAGTCGCATTAGCTGCACTATCAGCTAGAACAATGTTCTTGTCATTGACTG